CTTGGTTTGCTGTGGGTAGATCAAGCAACACAGGAATTAGTTTTTATACCACGTCCAGTACTTTCAACACCGCCAACGGGCACGCCAGTCATAGGCAACCACCACGAAGACCCCTATCACCTTTGCATGACCAACATAACCACAGATTCAACGCTTGACAAGGTTTTCAATTCTTTGCGAGTAGATCTAAAGAGCGACCCCAATACCTATGTCGTTGTAAACGATCAGGACACTATAGACCTTTACGGAGTATTTGCCTTAGACGTAACCCTAAATACCACCGATATCGACGAATTGCAGCGCTGGGCGCTAGAAGTTTTCACCAAATCGCCAACCAATTTAGTTTCTAGTGTCGAAACTAAAACGGTGGACAGGCTTGGTACACTTACAGAGGCAGCCTTTTTTGATCCAGGGCAGCCAATTGGAGTGCATTACACAGAGGGAGTTCTGGACATAGACGACTATTACACCGTAACTAAGGTGGTTCATTCAATAGATCCAGACAATTGGTTCACTACACTAGAGCTTTGGAAGGAAGCCTAATGGCATACAAAACTTTCACTAATGGTTTTCCACTACCTGCCAGTGATTTAAACAATTACCTTATGAGGCAGTCCGTTATGGTCTTTGCTTCTAGCGGTACACGCGCCTCAGAACTAACAGATCCAGTAGAGGGCATGCTGTCTTGGCTTCAGGACACCAACAAGTTCCAATACTATTCGGGAACTGCCTGGGAAGATCTGGTTAGCAGCACTACCTACACAGCAAACAGGGCAATCGTTTCTAACGGTTCTGGTGCTTTGGCAGTTTCTACAGTTACCAGCACTGAATTGGGCTACCTAAGTGGAGTAACTAGCGCTGTACAAACACAGCTAGATAGTAAAGCAGCAGCAACTCAAACCGTTAGCGATAAGTCAGCCAATTACACAATTGTCGCAGCTGACGCTGGCAGCATGATCAGGTCCACAGGATCTGCAATAACTATTACTATTGCTAATGTATTGAGCGTGGGACAAAAAATTGACTTTTACCAGGCAGGATCTGGGCAAATCACCTTTGCAGCTGGATCTGGCGTAACGCTACAATCTAAATCTGGAAATTTAAAAACTTCGGCTCAATACGTCGGTGCTACAGTGCAGTGCATGGCTAGCGGAGTTTACGCGCTTATTGGTGATTTAGGAGCATAATTGGGCTGGCACTGGGGAATACTTGCTGGTTCTGGCCGTCTACCGCTTTCTGTTCAATACTTAGTAATAGCAGGCGGGGGGGGCGGGGGTAGCACCGGAAATGGACATGGCAGCGGCGGAGGGGCTGGAGGATATCGCTCTTCCGTCACTGGTGAATCTTCTGGGGGTGGGGCTTCGGCTGAATCGCCACTTACACTCACACCGGGAACGAATTATTTAGTAACCATTGGAGCTGGAGGGGCTTCTCTAACTAGCGGAAACGATTCTAGTTTTTCGACAATCACTTCTACTAAAGGTGGTCATGGACAATCCGATGGAGCTGGAAATCAGGCTGAAAGCGGAGGTTCAGGCGGCGGGGGAGGCTGGACTAGTGTGGGGGCAGCGGGAACAACAGGACAGGGATATAAGGGCGGCAACGGTGCTGGAACTGCTCCAAATTATCCAGCTGCTGGTGGCGGAGGTGCTGGGGCAGCAGGCGGCAACACTTCTGGGGGAACGACTGGTGGAGCGGGCGGAATAGGAGTTGCCTCATCGATTACTGGGTCATCGGTGAATAGGGCAGGCGGGGGAGGCGGTTCAACCTATGACGGAGGAACTCCGGGAACTGCTTCTTTTGGCGGGGGTGCGGGTGGAAATAGAACTACGAATCCGACAAATGGAACTGCGAACACCGGAGGCGGCGGTGGGGGACAGGATAATAGAATTGGCGGTTCGACTCAATTTGGTGGAGCATCTGGCGGTTCAGGAATTGTAATTCTTCGCTACCCTGCAACATACACAATCACAGTCGGAGCAGGGCTGACTGCTGGGGTTACTAATCAGACAGTCGGAACAAATGAAAAATACACGACAATTACCGCTGGTACTGGAAATGTTAGCTGGGCAGCATAATGGCTCATTACGCATTTCTTGATGAAAACAATGTTGTTACAGAAGTAATTGTCGGTATTGACGAAACTGAGATAATTGAAGGCTTAGATCCAGAAACTTGGTACGGTAATTTTAGAGGACAGACATGCAAGAGAACGTCCTATAACGGCAAAATTCGCAAAAACTATGCTGGCGTTGGTTTTATTTACGATCATCAGCGAGACGCTTTTATACCGCCAAAACCTTACGAAAGCTGGCTTTTAAATGAGCAAACCTGTATGTGGTCAGCACCTAAGCCCTACCCAAGTGACGGAAAGCTTTACGAATGGAATGAAAAAAACCTGAATTGGGAGCTAGTAAATGACGGAGCAAGGTAGACCGAATACCCAGCAAGCCCTATTACTCCAGCTAGTTACAGACATGGCTGAAATTAAAGCTGGATTTAAAATGCTTCAAGATCACGAAGACCGTATACGGGAATTGGAAAAAGCACGCTGGCAAACAGCCTGGATAACTGCTTTCAGCTCTGCAGCACTAACCGCGCTCGCAGTAGTTTTAGTTGGAAACTTAGTAAACTAATGAAAGCGCCTTTTCCAAAAGCTAGCATTACTTCCCTTTACGGTGAAACTGAAAACCGTCCAAACCCTCACAGGGGACTTGATTTTGGTATTCCCCAAGGCTTTCCTATTCGCTTTGGTGCTAATGGGACTGTGATGTTTGTAAAGTGGAGTGACTGCTTGGGCTGGGTAATTAGCTATCGCTTCATGCGCGAAGGTAAGATTCTATTTGCTGCACATTCACATCTAAAGCGCAAGCCGAAATGGAAGTCTGGCGATAAGATCAAGGCTGAAGACGTAGCTGGGCTGGTTGGAAATACTGGCAAGTGTTCGCGTGGGGCTCATGATCACCTAACCGTAGGTTTAACTGCAGAGCACGTATTTGTAGGCAAAACAATCGACCCCTTGAAAGTATTGGAGTTCTAATGAAGTTTAATCCAAAATTAAGAAAAGCTATTTACGCTGCAGTTGCAGGAATAGTGCCTTTACTGGTTTTAGCAGGGTTTATTACCGACGAACAAAGCCAAGCGGTAATGAGCAGCGTCGCAGCCCTGCTATCCTTTTTAGCCACAATCCTGGCAGCTAGCAACACTCAGGTAAACAATCCCCAAGGCGACTTTGAAGACGCCGAATTGGAAGACTTTACCGTTATTGAAATTCCAGAAATTCCAGGGCAAAAATAGTCTGACCAATGTGCTAGTTTCCAGACATGGAAATAGCAAAACGAATAGAGCAAATTGGTAAAGCCCGTTTAATCGGCACGCACGCCTCAGGTAGCCCAGAATGGCTAGAACAAAGGCAATCAGGTATAGGCGGTTCTGAAATCGCCTCTATCCTCAACCTAAGCCCGTTTAAGTCAGCTGTAACGCTGTTCTACGAAAAGCTTGGAGTTCTTCCCCCACAGCCAGCTAATATGGCTATGAGACTAGGCAACCTTCTAGAGCCAGGGATCGTTCAAGCTTTCAGGGAAGAATACCCCACAATCAAGGTCTATCACGAAAACCTAACCTTCGCCAGCGTAGAAAATAATCGCTTTAGGGCGAACCCCGACGCCATTATCGAAGACGCCAACGGCAACCTGTCAATTCTGGAAATAAAGCACACCAGTCAATATTGGACAGAGCTGCCCCTGCACTACAAGTACCAAGTGCTCTGGTACATGTTCGTAACTGGGCTCACAAACACTGCTACCCTCTATGCGGTCACAGGTGGCTCTACAAGGGCTTTTAGTGTGGAATGGGATGATTCCCTTATGGAGCATGTAAAAGGGGCTGTAATCCTATTCTGTGCCCTGCTAGACGCAGAAGAGTGCCCTAGCTATGACGGAAGCGACAGCACGTACCAAACAATCAGGGAACTAAGCCCTGGTATTGAAGATCGTTCTGTGGAGCTAAGCATTGGGATAGATCTACTCGCAGCTAAACAAATCTACGACGCTGCAGAGCAAAATCTACAAAAGTACAAATCCTTAGCCATGACCGAAATGGCTGGGGCTAGGCTAGGTATGTTGAATGGTGAGCCCTTAGTGCAGCTGCAAGCCAGAGGCGAGGGCAAGCCATATCTGACATTCACGAAAGGAAAATAATGTTCAACATGCAAGATTATGAGCCAGTGGCAGACCGTATTGCTGCCTTCTGGAATAAGTACCCCAACGGCAGATTACACACTGAAATTGTCTTGATCAATGAGACAGAAGTTGTAGTCAAGGCGTTGGCTTATACCGACAGGGAAGATCCAAGACCAGCTGCAATCGACTTCGCTCAAGAAAGCAGGACTTCTGGGCAAATGGTCAAGTTCGCACTAGAGACATGCGCCACGTCAGCCTTGGGCAGGGTTCTAGCAACCCTAAACTTCCAAGCCAAAAGCAAAGAGGGAAAGGCAATCAGACCTTCACGCGAGGAAATGACCAAAGTCAATCCACCAAAGGCTAAAGACTGGATCACTGAAGCAACTGTTCTAGCTGGGACTAGAAACATTCCAGGACTAAGAGCGCTTTACAAAGAGGCTGAAGCTGGTGGGGCTAATGACGAACTACTAGACAGCATTAAGCAGGTCGCTAAATCGCTGGAAAAGGGCAAATAAGAAAAGGGGGACTAGGCACACAGAAACCTAATCCCCCAGGGCTGTGAATGGAGTTCCAGCCTTCCCTCACCACGAAAGGGTAATAAGATTCTAACACCA